GTAGGAGTGGTCATCAGAACACGGTTTCTAGTGAAACTGTAACGTCAAACCGCCCAGGAGACACCCGCACCCAACTTGGTGCTGCTCTATACTTATATTGCTGATAAGCTGGCGTTAGCGTATACAAACTTGGGTGTGTTCGCAGCGACTGAATTGGTACCCTAAACCTTCCCCAATTTTTTTCCCCTTCATAATGATTAAGGATTTGCGTCACCGTCGCCATAGTGCAAAGCTCAAACGTTAAATCTATAGGTCGGTTCGCTGATCTATATCCCTGGAAAAATCCTATTGCCCTTCCGTTTCCTGTCTCAACTATGGCAGATGGCTTGCCAGTGACCGTATAACCTCTTACCCGTGGCTCAATGGGGGGAAAGTCCGCCATCACTGAAAAATCCTAATCTTTTGGGCTGGAATTACAAATGGCCCGGTTTGATTCCGATCGAAGTCGAGCAAGAGCATAAAAATATCATTTGCTGCTGTACCAGTCCAGTTAAACCATGCGGCATATCTCGCCGTGTTTGCTGTGCTGCCCAAAGTGCCTCCTGCAAAGGAATAATCAATTGACTGGTTTCCGGTGTCGATTGTTTCTGTGATTGACACCACGATGCCACCCTGGGTGTAGCCTCCTCCTGTCGCCAGCTCATGCGCGGTGAAGCTGGTCCGTCGGCTGTGCGTCGTCATGTTCGGGACGTAGGTGTCAGCCAGGAGGATCACCCTAACGGTGTCCGCTGAGATGTTAATCCGTCCTCTCAACAGATCAGGGGCGAGCGACAGCGGGCGGGAAATGGTCATACGTAGTGGCCTGGGTAACGTTGGCCTTCCAGTGGCACCTGTGGCACAGGAGGGCAGTTGCTGCCTGAGATAATTGTGGTCAACAAATCGTAGACCACAGCGGGGATGTTTGAACGAGCTGCAAGAGTTAAGATTTCAACCGTTGCAGCTCGACGGCTGCCAAATGATCCCGGATCAATCTGAGAGGAGAACACTGTTCCGGTTTTGACGACACCAGCCTCGCTACGTGCTGCCAGGGTTAGAACAGAAACGGATAACGAAGTTGCCATCAAACGATCCTGGCGCAGATTCCGATGGATGGCCTCGTGTTAATTGCTAAAGAATTTGCGCAAGATATGATTTCGTACTCTTCAACGCCAGGAGTGACAACAACTGTCGCGCCAACTTCCAGACTGTTGTTGTCGTATATGGGATAAATTACGAACTCCCCCCCTGACGCCGAAACCGGCAAAGCTAGAGCAGAATAGGGCGATAGGATCAAGCCTTCATAAGCTGGCTTGATGTCTGCGGCGTAAGCAGGATTTACATTATTAAATCTAATTGGCAAGAAAAAACAAGGGACGTTTCCAGTGCCGTAATTTTCATAGGGCGTACTGGTCTCGTTGCCAGCCGCTGCGTAAACATGATTAAGAAACAGCATGGTGCCACCTGTGACTATGTCATAAGGAGGCGATGCGTTAATGTTCGCTCCGTAGTTTCCTGTTTCGTTTCTCATCATGCTGCCTAGATGCGTTCGCCTTAAACGCAAGGGAAGCGATTGAAAAGAAGCCAGAGCAACATTTGAGTTTGATGGGATTCTTGTTCTGAGCCACATTGCGCCTACATGAATTTCTTTGTCAAAGTCAACAAAAGCGCTTAAGGGAGCTGTTCTATCAATGAACAAAGTATACTTTGTTGTGCCATTAACAAACAAGAAAACCGTAAAAGTCCCATAAGTGTAACGCTTGATTGTCAATGTACTGGAAGCATTGAGATTCGCAAGCCTCAGATGGTTGTTAGCGGTGCTGGTATCAGTTGACAGCCAGTCTAAATAGATCGTGCCCGCACCACCTTGTCCCGCTGGGATATGACTGGTGACATTCCATCCTGTCGCAATGTGAATAAACATGTTTGCGCCGCTAAAAATGAACCAGTAATAAGTCTTCCCGTAAGTTTTGCTTGCGTCATAGGTGATTTCAAGTACACGATGTTGCAGCGCACCATTGGAAAAGCTGTCATACCACGCGGTCATGTGTCCGGACGCAATAAGCGCCTCTCCGAATGCATTTGCAAACTGCGTTGCCGTATAAGTTGGGTTTAGGGTATAAGAGCTAACTGTAACGGCCATTACGGGATCTTGGCATAGTAGATAAATGTTACCACTATCTGACCCGTTGTGCCATCATTTGTGAAGCGCCACTGGTAGGTATTGGTCGCTGGTGTTTCGGTATTGCAGACGTCATAAATCGGCCAGAAGTTGATTCTCTGCGCTGCCGGCCAGATCACGTCAGCATTGATCCCCGCCGCTGTCCCCACCTGCGTGGTGCGGGGGCGGGCAGAATCAGCCGCCGCTGCCGCCGCCGAGCTGTAGAGCCGCAGCCACCCGGCAGAGCTGCTGGTGGCGCTCAACAGCTCCCCGAGCCGGGGAAGCGCCACGGTGCCCGTCACTGTGGCCCCCGCCCCGGCCGAAAACGCCACGGTGACACTGTTTGATGGGTTGACAGTGATGCTGGAGGCGTTCTGGGTGGCGGTGCCAGGCCCGGCCGCGTTCACCCCCCGCACCCGGATCGCCCCAGCGGCGTAGGAGCCCTCAGGGAGGCGAAAGGTCGGGTCCTGCCCCCCGGTGGTCCAGTTGGTCCCGCCGTTGAGGCTGAACTCCCAGCCAGCCCCGAGCTCCAGACCGGCGACGTCTACCAGGCCCCGGTTTGTGTTCCCTGCCGCGAGGCCCTCCACCGTGACCGTCGGAGGAGGGGGCGGCGATGTGGGGACGAACGCTGGAGCGGTCTCGATCGCCCGCATGAACCACGGCAGGGTGGCTGCGCCCTGCCGGAAACTCGGATAAAAGTCGGCCCGAAAGCTACATGTAACAATGAATAGGTCTTTCTTAGAGTCATCAACTTGTGGTGCCTCTGTATATCGCCAGCGATAGCCAGTAGGCGTAAACGCGGCTGGTATTGTTTCTGTGGCGAAGCCAAATGATAGGACAGTGCCTTTCTCCTCGTGGTGAATAATTATCTGCTGCCATTCATCTTGTGTTAGCTGAAACTGTAGCGAGGTTGTTCTGTTTGTTTCCAGCTCTGAAAAAGCGGTGTCGGAGGTCCGGCCGCTGATTGCTTTGGCGGTTGAGCTGGGGAACGTTCCGGCCTGCAGGCCGCCATACTCAACCGGGCGAAAGGGTGGGAAGTTCATGCCCAACCTCCTTCAACGTTTCCGCCCTCAGACCTGTCATTGCAGGCGCGGTCATCGTAGGTGATCGTCAGCACTGCCGCCTCGTTTGTATCTGGATCAACCCAGTTCGTACTACCGATTACAGTCTCGTTTCTTTCAATTCGGTAGTTTCCACCGCCTATGCTTATTGCTCTGTTGTAAATCACCTCAAACCAAGTTACGAAGTAGGTTACGCCATCAACCACAAAGGTTGGGGTCCCGCCAATCGTAACCAATTCATCTGCCGATAATTCACGCTTGATCGCAGGCGGTTGAACCGTTGCCGTAAATGCAGTAGTTCCGGGCGGATTGGCGCCAAGGGCGAAACCGCTCACATTCATCACCGTAATGCCCTCGCCATATTCGCAAACGGTAGCAGTATCCCCTGGTGGTGAATTATCATAATAAACACGCGGCCATGGCGCTGAATGGCCGCGGCCCTTGGTTTGGTTTGGACCCGTTGGATCTCCCCCCGCCTCAATTACCTCAGCCATCGGCCCCACACCACCATCGACCACGCCGCCACCATCGACCACGCCGCCGCCGTCATCCGTCGGGGGTGCCGGCGGCGTGCTTGGCGGTCCTGCTGGGGGCAGGCTTGAGCGGTTGAAGTTGGCCACCATTCCAACAGCGCCGCCGCGAGACAGCGGAATGATCGATGGATTCGTGGCTGCTGCCGGGACCGAACTGTCCGCCGCGCGTCCTGCCAGGTCACTCACTCCCACCACTGGGTAGGGCAAGGCGATCCCTGGCGCTGCTGCCTGGAACGCCAACGCCCGCGTTGTCAGCAGGCATTGCCCTTCAGCATCGACAGGGCACGCGCTGAGATCCAGCGACTCGGAGCCGTCAGGGTTCAGACTGACCTGCTCCACGAACCAGTAGCCGGATATTTGCCCGGCCGGTTCAATCTCAGGAACCACCTGTAGAAACAGATGGAGCACCTGCCCCTGGCGAATGTAGCCAGTGTGGGCACCACGCAGGATTTCAACCCTCGCGGTTGCCGCCCCGATCGTCCGGACCGCATGGCGCCACCCGCCAACCAGCGCGGCATGAGACTCCGAGGTCACGAACCCCCGCAGGTCCCACTCCTCGCGCAGGGGCGTGAGATCCGTCGAGACGCCCACAATCAGGTCCCGATCCAGCGGGGGCTCAACGTCGCTGGTCTGCTGTCGCCAGCCCACGGAGATTTCCAGGGGGGCGGCGGTGGCCGCGCTCGAGGGGCGAACCTCCACCGACCCAGGGGCGATCACCTCCTCGGTGAGGATCCAAGTAGGTCTCAGGGGGCCTGTGATCAAAGTGCCGTCAGAGGCGACAGGCGGCAGGGGCGCCAGCGCAAAACGGCCGTTAATGGTGGTCTCCCGCAGGAGGAACGCTGGCAAAATCGCCAGCAGAAAGTCGGGCAGGGTAGAACGAGTGTCAAAAATTCCATTGCAAAACAGTTGATTAACTTCAATAAATCTTGCTGCTTTAAGCATTGCATCCATATCAATGTCTGCTGCGGTCATTCTGCCGGAGTTGATCATTGCCCAAGTGACCAGATCGACGATGTTGTCTGTCGGCCCGTAGGTGTTGTCATGGATTCTGGTCAGGTTGATTCCACCCCTGACGAATGCTGACCACGTCTGCTTCCAGCGATCAGAATTAAATGGATGCGTGCTAGAAAACTCAATTGTGCTGACGCCAGTGTAATCACCACCGCCGCCGCACTGCAACGGATAGTCAGATGGATTGATTCCTTGCAGATTTGTTAGACGATTACCCGGCGCCCATGCTCCAGCGCGTTGATTGTAATTCTGGCTGAATGTTCCCTCGCGGACGTAACCTTTTCTGACGTCGCGGACTTGCACGCCGCTTACCTGTCCATCGCCGAGAATGCAGTGATACCGCGCGGTTAGGTTTGCGCCGTCTGAGCTGAACTGCGCTTCCGTTGCTCGCGGGAACACCAGCACACCGCCGGTGCCGCCAGTGCGCCGCCTTGCAAACACCACAGGGATAGGATCGCTCAACGACATGGCTCGTTGCGGCTGCGTGAGCGGTCCGGTTGCAGCCGCGCTGGCATCGGTTGCCGTGCGCGTGCTGCTGTCACGTTGATTCTCTTGTTGTATGCTATTTTTTGCTTGCTCTACTATTCGCTGTAAACCACCAGGACCGAATAATTTTTCAGGAGACTCAAGAATACCTTCGGCTTGGAAGTTGGGTAGGTTGTAGGTGTAGCGAGTCTTTCCCGCCAATGGGTCAACAAAGCCGCTAAATGTTTCTGCCATTTTTCATATCTCCAGCACGCAGGGGATTCCGATCAGCGATTGATCGGCCCTCCTGGGAGGGAATGCTGCCCCACCCAGCGGAATCTGAGCTGAGATCAAAGACACCTGAATCTGCGTCATGTTGTAAGTCTCGACCGACACGAGCCCCCTGGCAGACGCGGTCAGCACCATGGACGCCGGGGGCGATGGTCCGTCATCCTCGACCGGGTAGAAAAACACCCGCAGACGCCCCCGCCAACCGTTGTCCTGAGCGTCCAGGAGCAGGCCGAGGGTGCTAGGCAGCCCAACAAACGTCAACGCCACCTGAGCGGCATCGGACTGAGCGCCAGATGCGACTGCATTCCAATCCACGTCCACGTAGGACCAGGCCTGGCCCTCGTGTGTGACTGTCGAGCCGATCCATCGCGATTGCCAGCGCACCATCGTCGCCCCTTGAGGGGTGGTCAGGTCCAGGAACGCTACGGAAACGGCGGTCATGAGATCCCCAGCGCTGCGCGGCCCGCAGCAGATGCCAGCACCTTGGCGCTTGCCTGTGCCGACGCGGTGACGATCGCCGGTGCCGCCGCGCGGACTGCTGCCATGGCGATCTCCTGAGCCTGCTGGAGCGACACCATCTGGCGGCCATCGGGCAGGGTGACGGAGCCCCCGGTGACGGAGATCTGGATCGGCCCTGTGCTGACGCTCACGTCCCCCAGGGCTGCCATGGCGGCACCCCCACCTGTGGCGCCGACGGGGCTGGGGCTCATGGAGCTGCCGGGGGAGAGGCCCGGCGATTGCCAAGCGTTCACCAGTGCCTTGCCTCGAAGG